TCTTTGCGTCAGCAATCTTAGGGTCGCTCATAATTTCGCTCTTTGCACTCTCGAAAGCTTCTTGCTTGACAGACTCGACCTGAGCCATGAGTTCCTTCTGCACCTGCTCCTTGATCGCTTCGCGCTCTTCTGCGCGAACCTGATCTCGCATCTCTGTTACCGCCTTTTCCACTGCCTGTGCTGTCTGCGCCGAGCAAGCCTCAACGGTGATCATTTCATCACCCTGTGGCTTTACGTCGGAAGCGGGAGCATCGGAAGCGGCGGACTGGGGTGCGGGTTCGGCTGCGGGAGCCACTGCGCCCTGAACGTCCTTTGCAAAGTCAGACATTTCGACCCTCCCTAAATTCTTCGCCTCGTTCCACTCAAAAAACACATCAGGGTACGCACCTGAATGCGCCGGATCAGCTACCACGTCATAGGTAATAAGCGTATAGTCGTCGTTCACCACATCCACTCCGTCGTCGCGCTTGTGCGTCGTTCCAGTCCCGCGAGAGGAAACCCCAACCGCGCCACCCGCCTTAATGATAGCGGCGAGGTCATTCCCACGCGCCGTCCCCAGAAGCTCAAGCTCCCCGACAATTGCCCCGTTGGGGGCAACGTGGAGGTCACGAATAATGTGGGACACGCGCTGGAACTGGGTTCTCCCATCAGCAGGGTGGTCCAACTCGCCGTACAGCTTATTGCCCTTGGCTTCTTTCTGAAGCTTTGAAATCTCTCTCTCAATAACTTCCTTCGTATAAACGCGGTTATTCGATGTCGGGACGTCCGTGTGGCCAAGCTCGCCACGGAGGAAGATCCTTCCGTCAGTCGTCCGCTCCATAACAAGTCTCTTGCCGGTGCTACCGAAGACCGATCCGGTATCGACAAGAAGCTTGACTTGCTTCTGAGTTTCTGTAATCGTAGGCATTTTTAATTACCTTCTCAGGGTTACTGGATCTTCGACGCTTCCTGCACGAGCCCCTTGAAGATCTCTTCGCTGATGCCCAAGTCCTTGCGAACGATACCAACTGCCTTCACGAATCTCTTGAGCAGCTCATTCGCGTCGGAGCGGACAGCGCTCTCTTCGGCGAGGGCACCTCCGAACACGGCCTGACGAATCTCGTCGGCCTTCCCACTCAGCGCCTTGAACAGCTCGGTAATCGTCTTGTTCTTTTCGTCCATCCTCCAGCCGAACTTCTTCACAACGGAGTCGGAAACCTTCTGGATGTGCTCAAGGCTCTCGACAACACTGCGGACCTTAGGCGACGGAACTTCCGAGAATACTGTCTTCATTTCCTGAGAGATCGTTTCGACCTGCTCAAGAAGGGCCTCGATGCGGCTCTTGGCTGCAACGGGCTTCTTCTCAGCCTTCTTCGCGGGGGCCAGAGGCGCAGCCGCCTTGGAGGCGGGCTTTACCTTGGATTCCGCGATAACCGGCTTGCTTGCAGGCTTCGGGGTTGACTTAACCAGACCCCACGACCTCAAGTTTTCACCGATGGGGCGAACGGGTCCGTACATGTCCATTCCTCCTTTTATCAGGCTGCTAAATTCCAGATTTCAGCTCACCCAGTGCCTTCTTGGCAAACAGATACGCGAGCGCGTAGTTCGGGAACTCTTCAGCCAGAGTGTCGTAGACCATCGCTTGGAATGGAATGTCCCGCTCGCTCGAAACGGGCCGAACGTTCTCGGCAAGAGACGTCAGCGAGCTAGAAAGATCGCCGACGAAGCGATTCAAGAAGTTAGAAGTCTGCGCTCCGAACTGGCGGTCGTAAGACGCTAGGCTATTAACAAGCCACTGATCCTTGGCATAGGTTTCCTGCAAGTCCTTCTGCATGTATTCAACTCGGTCCACCAGCTCGGAAAGAGCCTTCTGGACCGGCGTCTTATACTGCTCAACAAACTTCTCGTTCACTTCGCCGAGAGTTAGCTTGCGGAACTTCGGCTTCATGGTGAGCTTATTGAGTTCCTGAAGCTCTCCACGAAGGAAGTTCTTGATCTTTGCGCTGTTCTCGCGAACGTGCTTCTTCCAGAACGAAGACTGCTTTACGCTGTCAAGAACGTGCTGGAAGCGATTCTTGGAGAATTCGAGTGCATCGTTTCCTTCGGTCGCGTAGAGCAGATCGCGAAGGTGAACCTTGGCCTTGTGGGACTTCCCTTCCACGAGGGCGGTGGCTGCGTCGAACAGCGTCTTGCTCAGATTAACCTTCGTGGCGTGACCCTCTGCAATCTTCTCGGACTTAATAACACGAATCGCGTCATTAGCTTCATCAAACTCCACGCGGAAGATATCGCCCTTCGAATTGATCGCAATGGCATGCTTGTGGAAGGTGGCAATCGGTGCCACCCAGCCGTCCTTGTCTTCGAGAATCCCTTTAACTGCCCCGAGAGCGCTTGCGATCTTAACCAGTCTGCGCTCGTTGGAGTGTTCAAAAAGTTCTTTAATGAGCGCGGAATTCCTCTTAAGGCTTTCCGCGACTTGCTTTGCTGGTTCAGATACAACACTCTTCAGTGCGCCGTAATCAAACGCGGGATTTGAGGATCGGGCAATGAGAAGAACAGGAACCGCTTCTTCGTAAGACCCGATTCCGAATTCAACTAACTTCAAGGCGGCGTTAATAAAATCGGCCTCTCCCATCCCGCCTTCCGGACTCTGGGGAGGTTTCGGCGTGGCACGAGTAAAAGGATCTTGTATCTCTTGGCCAGCGGAAACATACCCAGTCTTATCGTCGGCGGGCATCTTTTCCGGCTTGGCGAGTATCTCAGTCATGATTATCTCTCCGTGTTACACGGATAGACTTACTACGGTGATTGCAATCAATACTTGCTTGGAGCAAGTAATATATAAGAGTAAGTAACATTTATATCTTACGTTGTCAATCCCCCATGAACGGATTCTATAAAAACAAAAACCCCCGATTTTATTCGGGGGTTTCGGAACTAAGTTCCAATTTTTTAACTATGCGTTTCTTCGAGGACCCATACCGAGTGACTTGACAACCCTTTGCTGCCCTCGATAAGGTTGGAACATAATTGACGTCTTCAAATTCTTCATGAAGTCTTTGCTCTGGTCAAGACTCTCGGCGATGTCCTTGTTCTGTCCAAGCATCTCGTCCATTTTCTCTTTTAGAATACGCATGTTCTTGTCTTCTCTTTCTTCGTCTTTCGCGGCGACACGGGATAGCCGTGGAAGATCCATAATAGAGCCTTCCGTCTTCGCGGGAGCCTTCTTCTCGGGCTCTGCTCCGCCGCCGCCTTCGGCTTCCGCCGCTTCTCTCATCTCCTCTTTGCGCTCTTTACGGAGTGCATTAATTTCTTCGTCCGAGAATCCGAACACGAGACGAAGAATGGCTCTCTCGGAAAGATGGTCGCCGACCTTCTCGGCGAAATCGGCGCGGGCCGAACGGACTTCGATCTGTGCCATTTCGTAAGCCCATGAAGGAACAGTCATGAAAACTTCAAAGTTAACTTTTTCGGGATCAACGTTCATCGCGGCCAGATGCACTTTGCAGAGCCGCTTGATTCCGTTCTTCAGCTCACGCTGAATACGCATGATGGAACGGGCAAATCTGACGTCTTCGAGTGAAAGCGTCCTTGACCGTGAAACCTCTTCCGCAGCCAGATAAGCTTTCGGAATCCGAATGGCAGTAAACAACTTGTCACGGAAGTAATTGATGTCGTCCATCACCTGCCATTCAGGTGTCGCCATCAATTCGACTTCCGTCGTTCTCTTTCCATCTACAACAGGGAGAAATAAATTTTCGTCAGAAGCTAATGGGCTGTAACGCATATCGAGCGAATTATGCGCGAAGATCCCTGCGGTAAGAGCGAAATTCTCTGTACCATCAATCGTCAGATCGTAGACGTCTGCGTAACCGTCAAAACAAACTTCAACAACTTTGTGATTTTCGACTTTGACTAACTTTTTAGACTTTCTCGGCTTCCTCGCACAGTCGTTCTTGAAGTCGTGCACACCGGTATACCCGCAGCTCTTAATCCATTGAAAAATTGTTTCTTTAGAAATCTTCTTCGTTGAAGATCTCAGAGATTTAAAAAGACGCGTAGTATCTTCAGACACATTCATCCAATCCGCATAGTCCCGAAGGCTCCAATCCGGGTTTGACCGAACCTTGCTTTCAAGGACTTCCATCAACTGCTTTCTGGCTCCTCGTGTAGATTGCATCCACTTTCTATTGTTACGAATCATTCTCTGCCCAAGCTCAAATCTGAAATTGGCGTCTTCGCGCACCTTGCGCTTCCAACCCATGACACGACGCGGAAGTAGATTGTCAGAATGCACCAAAGTGTGTGTTCTTGGGTCTAAGAGTTCAAGGAATCGCGGATCATTGTTTGTTTTTGAATCGAGATGATGAACAACCAGTCCTTTTTCTTTATAATTAGGGTCAAGTACTTCTTCGGCAACCATCTGATGAGCAAATTGCCATTGTCCACGTCCGACGTGCTTAACTCTTGCGTATCCGTATGTTCCTTTACTCCCGCGCATAAGATGGAACGGCATCATAGAACTTCCACGCTTCAAGTCTTTCGCTTCACTCCATGTTCCATCCCTAAGGAGGAATCGGTGATCCGGAGTACAGCGAACAACCGCTCCGTTATCTAAAACAACTCGCCAGACTTCAACGTTACTGGAGGTTTTTCTTGGGGCGCTAGCAAGCGCAGGAACAACCTTGTTCTTCTTTATGTCGTATGAATAAATCCAAGTTTCCTTTCCTTCGTCCGCAAGCTCCTTCATCGTTTTAATCTTGCCAGACAAAGTCTCAACACAGGTATCTCCCGTCAAGCACCCGCGTTCGTTAACAAATTTACTCTTCGTGAATTCGTTTTTAATTCTGCGAAGATAACCGAGCGCCTGATTCGGCGGAAGCTTTCCGACGTCGATGTAGAAGAGCCACTTCTGCGGGCTCCGGGTCAGCCTATACAAAAGCGCAGAGTCTTCGAGCAAAAGCAGCCTTCTCCACAACCATCTTGCGCTCTCTAAAATGCTGTGGCCGTAAGGCGCTTGCCGCTGAAGACCCATCAGCCGCATATTAAGAATCTGCCACGGCTCAAAATAGGCCATTCCAGTCGCAGTCGGATCATGTCCGCTAAGAGCCTTTTCGACGTCTTCAACCGTGACGCCGAACACGCCGCGTGGGTCTTGGGCGTATCCGACGAGGATGCCCTTGCCCTTTTCGTATCTGCGGATTGTCTCCGGAGGAAGGGCGTTCAAACCAATCACGCCTTCACCCGTACAAAGCAATTCGGAAAAACAATTTCCGTATTTGCAAAGCTCGTGACTTAGCCCCCAGATCTCTTCATCAAGCTGAAGACCCTTGTCAATAAGTTCCTGTAGAACATGCTTAACGAAGGCGTCGTCCGATTCGACCCAAACGGTTCTTCCCGTCAGGATGTCGAACTGGCAGGACTCGTCCGCGTAGCACTCCAGCGCGGCACTTAGTTCCGGGTACACGCACATCTCATTATAATCCATGTACCGCGAAACGAGTTCCTGCTCGATGCGGAGATAGTCTACGAGAGGCTCGATGCCGTAGCGGCCATAAATAGATGCAGTGTCAAATCCGACAGGCTGTGCGCCGACAGACAGGTCGGTCGCCCTCTCGATGTTGGTCCGTTCGCGGCTAAAAACAGACTTGATGCGATTGCGAACCGTGTCGATCATTCCCATTTCTGTCACCTTACTTAGAGTTTAATTTCGGTCGTAATCTCGGGGTCGTCCAGCCAGTTCAGCTTGATCCACGTCCTGCGCTGACGCTGAATGGTTGGATCGGGAACTTCTCTGGGCTCCATAGACGGGTCTTCTTCCTCTTCGGCGGCAACTCTTTTGTCTGGCGGAGTCATGCTGAACGCGGACGAAACGATATCGGTTATTTCTGTTCTGGTGCCCATCGTGTTGCTCTCGATTCCGCCTAAGCTGATTGCTGCGTCTTTCGCGTTTGCCTCTATCTTTTCAAGGCGCTGGATTTTTTCCGCCTTATACTTTCCCTTGCCCTTTCCCTCACGCGGAAGTCTTTCCAGCCGCTGCTCGGGCGGAAGATGCTTGTCAACGATAGCTTCGACAGAGCGGATAATGTTAGTCAGTGATCCAAAAAGCTGATCACTCACAGCCAAGTCAAAGGGAAGATAGGCTTCATTAAGCTCTTCCACCATGCTTCTAAGATTCTCGTCACCCAATGACTTAGCTACATCTGCTGCAGATTCTACTTCCTCAATACGAAGCTTGAGGCTTGGAAATTGCTTTGAAACGTGATTCTCAAACTCTCCCACAAATCGGGAAGCGGTCCATTTAAGATTTTCAGCAAGAAGCCCTTCCGAGACTTGCCGGATATCACTCGTGGACTTTGCGTACTTCCCACGCTTTGGAAGCGTCTGCATTCCATACGTTGAAAAGATGTCTCTGAGTTTTGCGCGGAGCACTCTAAACTTGGTATAAACGGTATTCCAAGTGTCCGCCAGCTTCTCGGTCTTGTGAATAACACTTTTAATATTGGCTGGACTCGTTCCTTCTGCCAAAAGATTTCCGCTCTTCTTTAGAGCGTGTATCTCTTGAAGAAGTCGATGCATCTGTTCGAAGAGATCTTCCGGCTTCTTCATATTGTTTTGCCTCCCAGTTTATCGACATAGACCCGCTCTATGTGCGATTTTATCGCGTTTACGTAACGATGGTCAGTCAGTTGTTTCTCAAACAGAAATGCTTTTATAGATTCTACCGTCACGGTGGGTAGTTTGTCAATCCCGACTCGGCTGCAAAATTCCTGCGCTAAAACCTCAAGCCGAATAATAGGCTGTTTTGATATTGGAACATACCCCTGCGGCGTCTTTGGATTAACCTCGTCCCCCCACCCCGTCTCTTTTCCGTTAAACATCAAACCGTAGGAGGGGAAAGCCTGTGTGGGCTCGGGCTGTGCATTCTCTTGCATGGCTGATTTCTCCCCCGGAAGAAGCTCGAAGGGTGTCTCACCAATCCCTACTGTCTGATACGGCCCATTCTCGCCCTGTGGTTTCACGTAGTCCGTCTCGGGTGACACGGGCGAGAAGTCCTGCGCTCGGAACCCCTTGGAAAGCCGGTTCACCAGAAGGCAGACAGAGTCCGCTACGTCGTGGTGGATGTTGCCGAAATCCTCGACGGCTGTATCCACCTTCATCTTCTTGGCGTCGTACTCAAGCATCGACAACTCATCGAGCAACGGCTTGTACGGATACGTCCGAATTCTTCCCTCGTAAACAGCATTTTTTAAAGTTTCGTATGCATTGATGTCTGTTTTTATTTTAGTCGTCTCAATTCCTTGTTCTGTTAGAAGCTGGGCGAAATCGTCCGAATTATGTACAAAAACACCCGAATTGAGCCCTTGCTTTTCGAGAAGCCTCTCTTGCCCAGAAACGACCGCAAAATTATGATAGGTATCTACAGAAATATCGTAAACGTCTTCAAACCCGGCATCGCGGACGCTAACAACTTTTTGAGCGTCTATTCTTCTGTAAACCGCCATGAGTGAATCGTTTTCTTTAAGCCCCTCAGCGTTCTTATACGTTCCGTTTGAAAGAAGAAACGGATGGTTTTTTGTACAACGTATTTTCTCTCCGTTATCTAAAGTCACCTCTACTATTGGAACTTTCTCTCCTGTTTTACCAACCGCACTCGCTTTTCCGGGAACAACTTTTCCATTCTTGGTATCATAAGAATAAACCCAGAACGGGGTATTATTTGGATATAGAGACTCTAAGTCTTTGATCGGGATCTCTTTACCACTAAGAAGAATTATTCGTGTATCACCAGTTAGACACTGCCAATGGTCCATGACCGCGTACTTTATAGGAATTCCGTGCTCGATAAACTTAAATAGAAGTTCTCTAACCTGCCAGAACTTCACCTCTTCGCCTGCCACCGGGCTTATGCGAAGTGTAAACTCTACCACTATGTATGGCTGGTTCTCGTGGTAAATTCTTCCATCTGGCTGCTTCCTTTCGACCGTCTTGAAGCCCTTGACGAACCCGCACACAAAACCAGTGGGGTTCTTCGTTCTTCCAAGGTCAATCGCGATGCATCTCGCCTTGTCTGGAAACAATATCGGTTGCATTTTTCCGCCAACAACCTGAGTAAGTTTTTCCCATTGGATATCCAAGTGCTCGTCAATTCTCCACTCCACCGTGCGACACGGATGCGACCGTCCTTCATCGAACATCTCGCGTAACATCTTCTGGTTACTGAAGTACGGTGAAAGTGTGCGAATTGAAATTCCACCGATATCCCGAAGACTGTTATGTACTACAATCCCGGAAGATAAAGAAAAGTTATTGTACGTGTCTACTGTAATATCATAAACGTCCGCAACCCCAGCTGGCGTAGCAGAAACAACCTTGTGATTATTTACAGGAAAACAACTCTTGCAATTTTCGTATTCTCCCGAATGCCACTTTTCATGAACACACGTACTGTACTTTGCATTTTGTTTTCTGTGGCAAATCCCACAAGTTTCAAAAGACGTGGGATGCTTCCAGCGCTTGTGCATATTGAATCGGCCAGCCTCTGCTGGTGAAGAAAACTTTATCTTAAGCGGTTTCGGCCCGTGGCATTTCTGACAGGTTTCGTATGGGCCTTCATGAAAATACTTGTGAGCCCCTCGCTGGCTGCACTCAAATGGTGACATTGGAGGAATGTTTTTCGGACGTCTGCGTTTTGGATTTGCACAGCGAAGACACCCCTCTTTTGGCCCTTTGTGAAATCTATTATGTATGACCGTTTGTATCGAACGAAGACGCGCCTCCATTGGCATGCGCTTTAGCCTTTCAGAAGCCTTTTTACGATTTTCTTCTTTGTAGCACGGATTATTTGAAGACAGATTTAACAAAGTAATATTCCTCGTTCCGTTTTCGCTTCTTGCCCTAAGAATGTTTGGATTATTAGATCCGAATCCGTAAAACTTTCCGATCTTTGAGGCCGTAGCACGATGTGCGTCCGATCCAACATATTTATCGAGACCAATTTTTAAATTTTTTAACAACATCTTTCGATAACTTGGATCATCAGAGACTTTTCGCTTTCTTGTAAAAACGGACTTCAGTTTTGCGTAGGGACTGTGAATTGATCTGATCAAATTTGACTTATGAATATTAATATGCGCTTCAGTCGTTAGTGGCGCAAGATTTTCCGGGCTGTTGTCAATTATCTTAAAGTTTCGATGATGGATAACCAAGTCTTCTGGAATTTGCCCACCGTTAAAAAACGCTTCCCGTGACACGACGCGATGCGTATAAACCCACTTGCCCCCAACGTTAGACTTAACTAGTTCGTACCCATGCCTGTCTCTTTTTCGGTATAAAGGCATTAGGCTATCGCCAGCTTGAAGAAAACCCGCCTCTTTATAGGTTCCGTCGCGAAGCATGAACCTGTGATTTGGCGTACACCTTACTTTCTCTCCGTTGTCTAGAAGTACCTCAACTATAGGTGCATCCTTGCGCGTAAGCCTTGCTGAATGACCTCGTCCGGAGTGAAGTTTTCCATCTGATGTATAAGAATACGTCCAGAATTCTTTTCTTCCAACCAAATCTTGAATAGCGACTTCACTGCCATCTAGCAAAGATATTTGCGTATCCCCAGTAAAGCACCCTTCACAGTCATCCACAAAGTCCTTGTAAAAATCATACGGAACAGAAATAATTTGCATGCCCTGCGGAGGCTGCTCCCCTTCTGGAAGAACTCGTGACGGGATCGTGTCGTTACCAACGAGAACTTTAAACATCTTCGGGCTGAAATTTTCCAAGCCTCTCGCTTGCCACAATGAGAGATCTTTACAGAGTGCACTCTTGTCGTTCTGCAATTCACGAATTCTTCTTTCCACGAAGTCGGACGGATAGCGACGTGACCCGATGGTCATCAGAAGCGTCGGCGGACGCCCCTGCTTCATGAATGTAGTTCTAATGCGCCGTTTGACTGCTTGATAAATTGCTTCAGTTCTATCTGTAAGCTGGTTCCTTTCGTGAACCGCTTTTACTTTTCGACCGATATTGGCCTCGTCAATAATTACCGCACAGTTATGCACAAATGTTCTATTGGCAATAAAATTTGGATTCTTTCTTGCAGTCAGATCATATACTTTGCAGTCCTCTGCCAGCATCTTTTCTTCTATCTTTCTAAAAACGACTTTCAGGTCTAGCTCGCAACACACGGAATCCCCAATGGACAGCTCGGACAGCGATTTATACTGCATCAATTTTGGATCTATCAGTATTTTGTGATCCCCTGTAATTCTTAAAGAAAACCCATCTGTGAGCTTTAGAGCGTAGACGGGCTTCACCCCCATCTCTGTAATAAACGCTAGATCGGATTCCACAATATCGCCGGAATAGTTAAATATGGGAAACTTCTCCTTGCCGTATTTTATCAGAAGATAATCGATTGTTTTTTCACCGAGCGGCGTGTTTATTCTGGTATCTCCCGTCACGCACGTTGACAAACCGATCACGCCTAAGTCGGTGGATTCCGCGCCCTTCACCACGAGTCCCTTCGGAAACCGGATTTCTTCCGAAAGGACTTTCATCGACTTGCCAAACTTCGAGAACCACGGCGATTGTTTTATTTTCTCAATCAAACCGCCAAACACGATTTCCTTGGCCATTTCTTGCGTTGCCGACAGCAACACAGTGTGAATCATGCTTCCTTTTGCCAGCCCGTAGCTGGTGGCTGGATCTTTCAAACATAGCAACAGGTGAAGAAGGTAGCTTACGGCAATGTGCGCAAAGGTGTCCTTTCCAGTTCTCTGTGCTCCCGTTAGAACGATTTCTTCGAATCCTTGGTTAAAGAGTCTCGCAATATCTTCCTTTACCCACGGATAAAGTCCTTTCCCAACTTCACCAAAATAGTACGGGTCCGTCAAGAACTTTTCGGGAGAAGCGGGCGGCTCTTCATATTCCAGATTCTGTAGTGTCCTGATGACCGTTGTCTCGTTCTTGCACAACTGTGAGAAAACCATCCGCAGAAGCTTCCGCTCTTCCACGGACATCTTGTCGATAGCACCGAACAGACCTTCGATGGATTCCGAGTCCGTCCGAACGGTCTGCCACCGGCCTTCTACGTTCTTGATAATCATGCAACTGGCTTTTCACTCGGGGACGGCGGTTGAGGTGTTTCTTTAGGCGGCTCGGGTGTTGGATGCTCCTTGTCGATCTTGTCCTGCTCTTCCTTCGCGTCCAGCCTCTCCATGACGACAGCGGCTACTTCTGGGCTAACACCTCTCAGCTTTTCGACAACATCCAGAACCTTTCTGCGGCTGTCAGCGTTCGTCACGACTTCAGCTATCTTCGGGTCCAATATCGCCTTAGCCTTGGATTCAATCATCTGGGCTTCGATAATCTTGTCCATGGTCGTTATATCAGGAGGAACAACCCCAGTCTGCATTAGAAGCTGGCTCTTGGCCATGATTGCTCGAAGAGCCGTCTGCAACAAAGACGCCTTGGCCGCGTTACTCTTTGGGTCGTTCCCCGTGATATTAAGATAATCCATCGTTGAATTCTTGATGATCTCTTCCATCTGCCCGAGCAGCGTTCCAACATGTTCCGGAGCAGATTCTCTTGTCAGCCCGGTCTTTCTCTCCTTGGTAATAATTGCGATATCTTTTCTGACAGTCACGTCTGTGACGCCAAGAAGTCCGGCAATCTTAGCTGCGTTCGTAATCCCCTTATCAAGGAACTCCTTGATCCGCTCTCGCCGCTCAAATCGCTGTTTGTAGGTAAGGCGATTCTTTACCTCGCCAGAAGCCTTAGAGCCCTCTATGAGAGCTTGGCCCTTAGACTCCGGAGGAGCCGCAGGAGCTGGCGCGGGGGAAGGCGTCGGAGAAGGGGTCGTATTTTCCTTCTCCTCTTCCTCATCCTCTAAATTTTCGTCAGGTAAATTCTCGTTTTCCATATGTTTATTCAGCACAGAAAAGGAGAATAAAAAAGCGGAACTCAGTTCCGCTTTGTTATGAACAGAACCTTGAAAGCGCACGCGTTAGCAATTCGATCTGCTCGGCCAAGCTACGTGCTCTCTGGCTACCGATTATTTCTACGTCTCCAGCATCCAAGAATTTCTGTAGTTTAGACATCGGGTACTTCAGGCTTGAACGAGTTGTACCCGTCTTAAGATCAACGTAATTCCGGACTTCGACGCTGTCCGCGCTTGGATCAATAATATCATCCCAAACATCAAACTGGACATCCCCCGTCGGAGTGTGCACGAGAACTTCCTTCTTGGCGATTTCCTTTATATCTGTTGCGAGAGCTGTCTCGGCGGCTTCTCTGTAATCTAACTCCCTCTCGATGTCTTTTTTGACTCTTTGTCTTTCAGCTGGTTTGTAATCGGTACGCTTCCCCATGGGGCCTCCAGTCCGAGGAGGCATGGGAGATCGGTGTCTCGGCGGCTCTGGCAGATGTTTCCTGTCACCTTCCATCTTGTTTCCTGCCGAAACGATTTTTGTCGGGCGCGACATGTCCGCAGGCCACGAATCTTCTTTCTTATCGTACTTTCCCTTTGGGTAAACTTCTATCTCTACGGTTCCGAACTTGGAGAAGTGAACATCGTAATCATACTGCGGAATGAAGAAGCTGTCTAGTACTGATTTTAGTTCATCTCTCAGTTCATCCTCTAGCGCCTTCTCAGCTAACTCCATGGAACGCGAGTCGCTAACCGACTCAAAATCCTCGCTAGATGGTGGGATGTCTTCGCCACCCGCTTGAAAGGAGGTCTCATATTCAAACCAGATGTAAAATTCGTCGTCATTGGGCCTGTATTCTATGTGTATTGGTGTGGCCAATTTATTAAGGCTGATAATAACTTCATCCTCATACGAACCGACTCCCTCTTTGCCAACAAAAGCCTTAGCAGCCTTTTCAAGGCTTTGGCTCAGCTTGCCCTGATCTATTGGCATTTTTCTTTCCTCTCTATTCTTAAGCGTGTCGTCTTAAGAACTTTTACTTGATTTCGCGGGCAAACTCTTTCGCTAGCATATCATAAATTTCCTTCGCTATTTCGCCTTCGTCATCGACGGAAGAATGCGACGGCCCCGGCTTAAACTCTGAAGTAGACAAAATACTATAAAGCGGCGATGACTGCCCGCCATGATAATCCGAAGCTAGCCAGTAGATAGCCGCCTCTATATCAAAGTCGAGCCCTTCAAACTCGGACGACTTAAATTGGTCCTTTGCCTTCGCCACCATTCTGTCGTGCAAATCCTGCGCGGTACTCTTTTCGGTCTCCTCTTCTTCCGCAAGGCTAATCCCCGCTGCCTTAAAGAAACGCTCGCGGTCAAATCTCGGATTATCACTTGCAAAGAGGTCCGCAAGTCCTGCTGCGATCTCGTCCTTGTCGTTGGCGGTTTTTAGAAGATTGGCAACGACGTTATAATGCTGACGAGAAAAGCTCTCACCTGACTCTTGCTGGTCGGTTGCTTCCTCTTCGGCCTCAAGCTTCTGGAGAGCGGCGTCCATGCTCTCGTAGCTCATTGTCTCGGTCACCGCTGCGGGCTCTGGTTCCTTCTCCTTGCCCGCCGTCTCTTTCTCGGCGGCTACGCATTCGGCGTGAGCCTTCTTACCGTGCCAGTATTCAATTTTATCGGCTTCCTTGGTATCTGTTTTTCCAGTAATGGGCTTTTTGCAGATTGGACAGATTCCCATGTACTTGGACCCCGACTTGAGTTCCTGCATGTCCTTGTCCATGTCTGGGTCCTCTTCTGATGTTTCGGCGACTGCGGAAAGAGCCTGCGCCTGCGGAGTCCCACCCATTATAAGTAGAAGAGTCTCAATGCTTCTAATCAGCGCAGCTTCGTCTTTTGCGTGACGATCTACTTGGACAACCAGCTCTTCCCCAATCTTTGGAACAGCCGCATACGTCCGAATAAGGTGAATAAGAGCACGTTTTCCGTCTTCAAAGTCAATATCGCCTCTCTTCAGATTCGCGTGCAGCGGCTGAAGAGCGGATAGCATTCCCGGTTTAAAAGCATTTTCGTCAAGCTTAATCACGTCTTGGGCTCCTCTTCCGGCGCGGTTCCCGGCTTCTCGACGGGCTTCGCTCCCGGCTCCTCTTCCGGTTCTTCCTCTGGCGAAACCTTCGGCTCAGGCATCGCTTCGTACTTGGCTATCTGAACGTCCAGCTTCCTTGCAAACGTCCTATACCCAAGGCTCATCAACATCTGAGTTCCTTGTTTCAGCATGTCAAACGCGTACTTCTTGAACTCCTTGATATCCTTATCCTTCGACGTCTGATCCCGAACAGTTCGAGCAAAAGTAATAAGATTTCGCGCCTGATTTGACACTTGTGCCCAACGCGGGGTTCCCTCTCCGTCCTCCGCGAGATTCAATAATTCGTCAATTTTCCCGAAATCTTCCATTATATATTGGTGAAACTGGTCGATTCCTTGGACGTTGCAACTGCGGGTTCCTCGGAAGGCTGAATTTCCATGGCAATCTTGGAAAGCGCGGCGGCGGATTTCTTTTCGCCGAGCTTGAGTAGGCCACCCGCTACGGCGGAAATGATATCTCTAAGGGCGTCCACAGAAGAGTGCGGGTCTTCAGCTTGTGCTAACTCGTCCAAGCTACGTGTAATCTGGTCAATAACTTGTGGCATGGAAATTTTAGCTTCGTCTACTTCTTCTTTAGATGTAATGTTCTCGTTTACACTTCCATCCAGATCAATTTCTCTATATTCTTTCCCAAAACGTGTTATGCCTCGTTTGGACATAACCATTATACCGTGATCTCCATCGTCAGGATCTTGAGCTGGAATCCAATTCGAAAACCGGAAACCCTGCTTCTCAATTTCTTTTTCTGCTTTTAGCTGAGCGTCAGTTGCCTCGTATGGGCCATAGTCCGTCGCATCTTGAAGCTTTGACTCGGAAAAACCTGCAAGTTCCTTTCTTAATCTCGTAGCCAACTCGTCAATACTCTGTTGTATATCGCGTGCTTGACGAGCCGAACGCCCGTCCATATTATCTCCCTGCCAGATAACCTTGTCAGCAATATCAGCAAGGTCTTTACTGCGCAGAGCGAGTTGATCCGAAACAAATTTCAAAGATTTTCCCCAATCGGCTTCCTGAAGCTTCGCCAGCATTTCGTCAATATTCTTGAGAGGCCCCATTTCCCTGTCTCCTGAGCGGAACTAAGTTCCGGTTATCCGTTATTGATCGATTTCTGGACGTTTTTCGTAAACACGAATATCGAAAACGGCTCCTTCAGCCGCTCTCTTTTTCACAGTTGTATTCTTGGAGTTCAATTCCATTACAACCATCGCATCGGCAATCACGTCATCTTGATTGTCATGCGCTTTGATGCGCCCCCGGAAAACGACAGGCCATTTTTCCTCAGACCATTTATCCAAGATAGCCAGTATGTCGTTGACTTCAATGGGTCTAACCGTTCTTTCTTGAAAGTCGGACAAATCGACATGGAACTTTACTTCAGCAAACGCCACTTCCTCAATATAAGAATGCGTTATCCCGACATCCTTTTCCGGGCCTTGAACAGACGTAATGTCATAATCAAAATCGTCAACATTGTGGCGGTCTACGCTATCATCAAAAATTTTTCTGGAATTGTCATCATACAACAAGTCTGCAACATCATACTTGTCTTCGTCTTCCGGCGCGTCCCCCGTCTCTTTCTGAAGCTTCGCCAGCATTTCGTCAATGCTATCGGCTGGAATCTCGTTTACGTTTCCGTCACTGTAGTATTCTATTACGTGTCCGTCTGGATAAACAATTACAACATCTCCGTCACCGATAGGGATCGGCCAATTGCTCTTTGGCCCCGGAACAAGACCAACGCCTACCCCGTGTTCTGCGTTGCGATCAACCTTTGCCACTGGAGTAAAACCTTTCCTTTTATACATCTTAACTATTTCTCGTTGTTCATTTGTTGAAATATTTTTGTCAAAAGCCGACGGACTGGCTATCCCGCCAACCTTTGAAAAAACTGGATCTACTTCCTCTACTGAAAGTTTCGCCAGCATTTCGTCAATGCTCTTCATTTTCCCGCCCCCTAAGCGTGCTCGTGATTCGGGAAAGTATACCACCCAATCCGTTGGCTTCGCCTCGATTCCGATCTTTTTGAGTGCGTCGATATAGTCTTCCGCTGAAGTGATATGCCCGTAGTTCTTTGTCTGCTTAGCCTTCGCCTTGTTCTTCGGGCCGACAAAGGCGATCATCCCAAGGCCGTCCACCTTCTTTTCATCGGGCGGAGCGGCAACCGCCTCGTCAACATCGTAGGCAATCTTTTCCGAATTCTCGCCGGATTCCATGGCGTGCTCGTCACGAACTAGGCCTGAATCCCCGTCTGGAAATACGGCCATGAACGTATTGCTTCCCTTCCGAAGAATTGCGATGCCATGATAATACTGATCGTCTTCATCAGGAGAATCTTCAGTTTTCCAGCCTACAAATTTAAAACCTGTAGTTTCTACTGCCTTTATCTTTTCAGCCTGTTCTTTAGGAACATCCGAGGGCTCGGTATCCTTTGGAAAAGGATGTCCTTGTAAAGAAATAGACATCTCTAATTCTCCTGATTCAGAATTAGTCGATCTCCGTAACCTTCACGCCCGCCGCTTCCAGAGCCGCCCTTCCAGCCTCTGCGGCCAGCATATTGGCTTGGAACTTCAGGACCACGGAAGGAACCGCGTCAGGAAGAACGCCCTGAACGAGTTCCCTCACCTTAGCGGCAACCTCAGGAATCAGCTCATCGCTGATGTGGATCTCGCGGTACTTCACCTCTTCCGGATTTGGCTCAGCGGGAGGAAGCGCAGTAGCCGCAGGAGCCCCGGTCGTCGCCATCGCCGCTGTCTGCACTGGGGCGGTCTTTGGTGCTCCAAGGGGCAGATCGTCCTCGGCTAGCTTTCCGCCCTTGCCAAGATCCTTCACCTTCTTTTCATCGTCGTATGCCTTGACCTTGGAATCAACCTTGGCTTCCTTCGGGGCTCCCACGATGCTCTTGCCCTTCACGTCTACCGACGGAAGCTTCTGAGTTTTTACCTCGCTCGTGGACTTGGGAGCGCCGCCTTGAGTATCCTTCAGGTCGGCCTTGGGGGCTGCCTTCTCGTCTCCGTAGTGCTTTGCATCGCCGCCTGCCTGCTGCTTCGGGGAGCTTCCCATGACGGCCTTCCCCTCGGGGGCTTCCTTCTTCCCGAGACCGGGGTCCTTCACGGTGCTGACCGCCTTGGGCGCGGACTTGAACGCGTCCCCGCCACCACCCAGCTTCTCTTCCGTCTTGATTCCGTGAGGATAAGCCGACTTGACGGCTTCCTTGCCGTAGTTGCGCGGATCGCCGCCCGCCTGAGGCGCGGGGCTGCCAACCGGCTTTGTCCCCTTCAGATCCTCTTCCTCGTCCTTCGGGAAGGTCCGCTCGATCTTCTTCTGCGCGAGCGGGGTAGCGATGGGGCCGGTCATGGCTGCAATGGTTTCCTCGCCGATTGCGTGGCGGAGGTTCACGAGGATCTCGTTCATCTTGCTGGTCGCCATGTCGTTTTCCTTAAAATTATTTTTAGCTGATTTTTCACCGAGAAATCCGGTTCGCAGCTTATCCATAGCGGAAGTCTTTACGAGTTCGACTCGTTCGGACTTTCCGCAGAGTTTAGAAAGGAGCCTGTCCACCTCTTTGGTATCGAACACCCACCGCCTCCTTTAAAACCGGTACAACGCAGTCACTTGCAATCCCGCGCTAGCGAGTGCGACATTAATGTCGTTCGTTATCTGTATCGCTAGCTGTTCGGCCTCTATACGAAATTCTTTGTTAAACAGGTACGTCAGAATACCGTAATCAATTCTTCCGTTATGGTAAAACTCGCTTACAAAACTAGGTCTCTCACAAGGATCGTAATAATCCGTTCCGCCAACGCTAGAAAAACACTGAAAAGTGGTTGCTGCGTATTCGTTAACAATGTTCAAAAATATTTGTTCGACCGCATCCGCCACTATCTGTCCAGAGATCCCGGAGAAGTCGATATAAATATGGCGTCCGCCGATCTCCGCCTGACCGCATATTGTTGTTGGCTGCGGCACGCAGCAGTCGCAGCCAAGCGCTATATATCTTCTCAGGTCTACGCGTTCGGTATTCTCTTTGGAATCCTTTTGGATTTCTTCTCCGCAATCGTTCAAAAAAGATCTAAAGCACCTAGTGCAACTCATTTGAAACCGCCTTCTTCTCCACCGTCTGTGGAGAAGTAATAACGGGCGGAACGGCGTTCTTCAGCATTTGTTTGATGTCGTTTGAATAGCTGGCGATCTTTTCCGCCTGCCAAAGAACGTCTTTCGCGCTCTTCTCGATGACGGACTGCTTTAGGTCTTTTCCAATCTGCGACATCAGATTGGCCAGATATTTGAGGGAATTCCAGTTCAGCTCACCTTCGGTGAGGAGCGACTCTAAGAGAATATTTATTCTCTCGAAGCCCTGCATCCGTAGCCCTCGCCGAGTTTTAGCAGAAGCCGACTGCGAAAACCTGAATTCGCTGAGGCCCAGATCCGGAGGCGACGGCGAGTTTTAGTTGAAGTTGGATGGGACCTTGGGGTCCGCCGCTGAGTATTGGACAAACTTGAAGGATGAGCGTCTTGTAATAAAGAGCTGATTCACCGATAGCATCAAAGTCCAATGTCACTCCGTTTCCCGAGGCAACCATGTAAAGCCACAGAGGAACTGCAATTTGGGCTAGGTAGGGGGAAAGATCAACGACTGAGCCCGCCACGTAGGTATCGTCCAAAATCATCTTGGCGTTCGCGTCCTGCTTGCAAAATTGCTGCTCAAAGCGCATCCCGTCGGAAAGGAGCAGCTCGTTCTTTATGTTAAACTGAAAGTTCGCCATGTTCTCACCTCATCTTTTTATGGTGGAACTCAGTTCCGGTTACGAGAGCGCGATAATTCGGATTTTGGTCTCGACGGTCGTCGTGATATAGAGCTTGTTAAACTCGCCGAAAAGAACAGCGAAAGTCCACGGATTCCCATCTGCGAGTCTGTTCTCTGTCTTCACGAGGACCGCGTTGTCGGATTTGAAGTAAAGGAACTTTGCTGGGCAGATACCATCATTCTCAAAGTTAACCTCAAAATCCTCCGTACTCCCCGCAATAACAAGTTCCTTGATGGATCGCTTGTCAACTTCAGACATGTCCTCTTTGATGACTTCTGAAATCTCCGCGTTCAGTGTTCTCAGATCGACGCATTGAATCGTCCCACGAACTTGCAGTGTCTTACCCATGGGGTGTTCTCCCTGTATACAGCATCCGTCTAGGATATTAATATGGAAGATACTACAGATGCGGTATGGCGTCAAGAGGGTGTGGACATAAAAAAACCCCGCCAAGTAAGTTTGGCGGGGTCTTCGAGTAAGTTAAATTTATAGAACTTCCGCCGCCTTTGTATCTCCCGCTGAATACAATGTCTTCTCGTGGATATACGCAGGAGAAGCCCCCTCGTTTGACATCGGAATCTTGTTGAGCCTTTTCGGATTAACGTACTTCTCCATGGTTTTCCTTCCTCCGAACCCGGAAACCAGCTCGCTCAAGGTCTCCCGGATATTGTGGTTGGCAAGACGCATCAACTTCTTGTAGTCGGAATTTGAAAGTTCCGTTGTCAGATTCCCGTTCTTGGCCCGAAAAAATTCAATTGCGGTCGTATACATAGTCTGCGCCACGTCGTCCCACTTCCCGTTTCTCTGAAGTTGGGCCTTTAATTTTTTAGGAAAAAATCGGAGAACCTGAAAACACATTCCCGTCAGCTTCGTAACCACGGGGTTTTCGAACTTCACGTCGAAACGCCCATTTGAGCTTTTGATTTCCTGTGAAACGATTTTGATCCGACGCTGGTACTTTCTCTTCCTGCGTACAACCGAATCGCCGTTTAGAATTTTTTTAATCCGGGCGTGAAGTTTGTTGGCCCTCTTTAGGGTGGCATCCTTCTCTTTGACAAGTTTCAAAAGTTTCCGAATTTTTGGTAGAGAAAGGCTAGAAAGGTGTGAAAATGACATGCGTCCCCCTTGACAAAAAATGGGCGCTACGGCCCTTTTGTTGGAATCACCCGCTTCGGGGTGCGTTTTAGTATATTGTGTGAGAAGTGACATTAAAATAAGAGAAAATTTACAGAAATAGCTAAAGCTATCAAATTTTAACCCGAACAAATTTTCCTTTAAACTGGGTTGTAAAACAAGTTCTTTTTTGCTAGAATACTAATTATGCGTAAAACATTCAAATACCGGATCTATCCGACCCGTGCACAGAGCACGCGGATGCGTAAGGCTCTCTCCGCGTGTTGCTGGCTCTACAACTATCTTGTCGAGCAAAGAACCTCCGCTTGGAAAAAGGATAAGAAGTCTGTGTCTCTGTACGATCAACACGCGGTTATTCCTGACCTGAAAGAAAAAAACACAGACCTTGCTCTGGTACACAGCCAAGTTCTACAGAACGCCGCTGTCAGAGTAGACCTTGCATTCAAAGCCTTCTTTCGCCGTTGCAAGGCGGGGGAGAAACCCGGATACCCGCGATTCCACGGAATTGACCGCTATGATAGTTTCACCTATCCGCAAGCGCCGAGCGGGTGTGCGTTGCACGGCAAGTTTCTTCACCTAAGCAAAATCGGAGTTGTTCCGGTTATACTCCACCGAAAACTTGAGGGCATTCCAAAGACGGTAACTATCAAGAGATCCCGTACAGACAAGTGGTACGTAACGTTTTCCTGCGAAGTGGATGCGCCAAAGAAACTCAAAAAGTCCAAAGAGAAAACAGGTATAGATGTTGGTCTGGCGACATTTGCCACGCTAAGTAACGGCGATAAGATCGAAAATCCAAGATTCTTCCGTGAGGAAGAAGAGGCTCTTGTGAACGTTCAGCGCCAGCACGCAAAACTTGCTAAGGGAACCCCGGAAAGAAGAAAGCACGTAAAGGCGGTTGCCCGCGTTCACGAGCGCATCGCGTGGAGACGGGAGAACTTCGCGCATCAACACAGCCGTAAGATCGTCAACCGCTTCGGTTTCATTGCCGTCGAAGACCTATCAGTTAATCGTATGCTTCACAACCGCTGCTTGTCAAAGAGCATTTCAGACGCCGCGTGGAGTATGTTCGACGGCTTGCTGGCGTACAAGGCAGAATGGGCCGGTCGCCAGCATGTCAGAGTCAATCCAGCGTACACGAGCCAGACGTGCAGCCAGTGCGGGCATCGTCAGAAGATGCCGCTTTCGGATCGCACGTATGCCTGCCCGTGCTGCGGATTATCAATCGACCGGGACCTGAACGCGGCGAAAAACATACTCGCCTTGGGACTACAAGGCGCGGGGCGAAAGCCTCAAGAAGCCACGGGTTTAAAGCCCGTGGAGTAGTCACATGCTGACGCGCATTCTATACTTCCCCATCTTCTTCTTAAAGCGGCTAGCAAACCGCTTGCGCATCTTCTGCGCTCTCTTGACGCGAGCGGTCTTCTTCCAGCGCTTCTTGTATCGCTTGTAATAGGCTCTGTGCCTTCTGTAGTACTTCTTCCTCTGTGCTTTCAGCTTGGACGGTGTGCTCTTCTTCCGCCTGAAGGACACTCTCATCTCGGAAATGATGTCCTGAACTATCGCGTCGAAATGATCCCTTATTTGAGGGATGATGTCAAGGATATTATTGTCTTCCCCACCCTTATATGGCGTGACCAGAATGTGGGGATACATCATTATGGTTTCGTCAGGCCTGTCATCAATGACAAGATCTGGGCGTGCTGGAAGATAATCGATGACGTCTGGGGTTTCGAACTCCGGCTTGGCAAACGCTCTGTCTTCCGGAAGGCCAACGCGCTTGGCCGCATCCCTAGCGTTCCCCTCGCCAGCGCGGCTCCACACGTAGTTTGTCACGCCGACAGACTCCAGCGCCTGTATGAGATCCTTGGCGTAGGGGCGTAGTTGCCTATCGGAGACATTTTCAAGGCCTCTGTCGTAAGACAGAAGAACCCCGTCAACGTCCCAGTAGACTGAGACATCCTGCATGCGGCACCACATGGGTACGTCGCGTAAACTACACGACTACGCGAACGTTCTTGGCGCGTGAGCCCTTGGGGCCTTGATCGTCTTCAAACTGGACGCGATCACCGGCCTTGATGTCTGTGAACGCCACGCCCTGAAGTTCAGAGCAGTGGAAAAAGACATCGCCCTTTGCCGTCGTGATGAACCCGTAGCCCTTTTCCGACACGACCTTCTTGATCGTTCCTTCTGACATAACTCGCCTCCAGAGTTAGAGAGAACTGTAACACGTCTGGAGGCGATTTTACTCGAAGTAACCTGAAATGCAATAGGGAATTACAACAATTAGTTAACAAAGCTTGGCGGGGCCACCGTACCACTAATAATCAAACGAGACCCATCATCTGAGACTCCGACTCGACCAATTTCCAGACCGTTGGATTTAATAATAAAAGTTCCGGGAACTTTCACGTCCGGATAGACCGAAACCTCGAAGTCATGATTGTAAATGGTCTTGTACTTGAAGTACAAAACGTTACGGTCTGTCCAGCTCTTTACAACCGGCTTCGGCTTTCTGTTAAAAATCCACTTGAACACTTTTCGCGCCCTCCTGCTTCGGCTTTTCTTCTGGAACAGCTTCTTGCTTCTTTGCAACTGGAATAACTCTAAATAATATTCCCCTGACGTACCCGACAACCAGAACATTCCTCGCCCTCACTCCTTCGAAAGTAACACTATTATAAAGATCGCTATTCGTCGGATTCTGAATTAGCTGCACAAGCTCTATGCTATCGTACATAAAATGAGCTTTTACGACTTCTTTTAGGGAATCCGCCAGCTTTATAATATCTTCTTTTGTCCGAGGCCGACACTCACCGATCTCGTTGCCAAAGAACACGAACTCATTTACCTTGAACTGGTCTAGCAAATCTTTAAAAACGAGGTGCTTGCAACTTTCTCTATAGGAATAACTGATGCAGTCACAAACACCGAGCTGCTCATTGGCGGTATAGGAGGTCAGCTTCTTGTAGCCCATATACTTATCTATGGGCTCTCCCCGCTTAACTACATACGTCGTCGGAAGCGTCTTCGGCTCTGCGTGTCCGTTCATACTTTTCACTCTAAAACGTTATTGCCTAGATATTCACAGAAGACTTCTGAATAACCGCTCTCGCCTCCTCAAAAGTCTCTTTCCAGCGTGGATTGTCGGTGTCAAGAATTAACATCTTCACTCTGAAAACGGATTCGATCTTGGCGAGAATCTTAACGAGAGCGTCCTTGTTGGCCTCAAGGTTGTCACCGAGGAAGTTCAGGCAGATCATCTCCAGCGCGTGTGCGTCGTGGTCGTTCTTGTTTGGGGAAAGCTTCTTCGCGTGTTCAATGGCGTCCACTATCGTTTTTCTTTGGTCCGGGGAAACCCGGAACGAGATCGGAGTAAACAGATCGGTATCGGGCTTCTCAGCCTTGCCTTCGATTGCGTCGTGAACTGACACGGCCAGCTCGGGCTGTGTAAGCCGCTCGGCCTTCTCCAGCCACTTGTCAACGTTTTCTTTCGTGGCAACTGGAACGATATACCTAACTTTGCCCCACGCCTTTCCCTTGAGCTGTGCTTCTGAAACGCCTAGCTGAAGAACCAGCTTGTCATAGATGGAGAGCCAATATCGAACCGTTCGAGCTTCTAGACCAAGCTCTTCCTCAACATACGCCTCAAACGTCACGTACTTCCACTTCTCGAAATCGCGCAGCATCTTGACCCGGTAGAGAAGCTTCGCAAGCTCTGCCCAGCAGTCCTTATAACGTACCGCTACCGCCTTCGCCTCGACACGGACTTCTGCTGAAGGGCGCTCCATGATCTTATCAAGCTCTACCTTGGTTGCTGATTTCGTCATGTGGATTTTCTCTTTAAAGTGGGTTAATTGGGCTTAGCATCTTTCCACACGACTTTCTCCGTCCAGATATCTCCATCGAACGACTTCCCGTAAATCTCCTCGTAGATAGAGAGTGGAAGATTAAACTCGTCTATACGTCCGTCCTCGTGCTTGCGGAAGGCCCGCTTAATCGTTTCTTTCTCATTAATATTGTACGCGGCAACCGCTGCGAAGTGCCCGAACTTCGAACTGTGCCCCCCTGAAACGAAAGCCACAAGCTCGCAGCCATTGCTTGCCAGCATTCGGATAAGGACGTCTACCAAGCCCGCAATCTTGGAGTCTAGCTCTTTAACGATAGCCGCATAAGAGAAAATCACGCACCTGTTCTTTTCCTTATTCACCCCGACAATCTGAGGAAGAATAGGACCATCATTTTCGAGAATTGGCTTTATGTAGCGAGACAAGCAAAGCTTCGTCAGGTCTTCTGGCGTCTTGACCAGATTTCGAAGCTTGAAGGCCATAGAGTTTCTAGAGACAATCTCCTGCCCTTTCTTCTCAACGAGAAGGTTGAGTGTTTTTCGGTATTCGATCTGGCGTCCGAAAAACTTCCTCTGTGCGTCTTCTACTCCCCAGCGTGCGATAATCGACATGAGAGGGTCTCTCCTATGCGTGGAAACCTAGACGGGCCTCTGCAGGAATGTCCTTGCCTTCCTGCTTAGCATACAGCGCCGCATACAATTGAGCAAGCGACATTTTGTCAGAAACCGCAAAGTCGGTCTTCTTGTGATCGGCAAGCCACTCGGTAGCCTCCGCCTCTTCAAACTCGCGGAACTCCGCGTTCAGGAGGCACCTCCCCGGTCGGAGGAAAGCCGCGTCAATATCCTTGACGTCCTCGTTAAACGTAATGAGAAAAATGTCTTCGCGGCTCTGGCCCAGCAATCCATCCGTCATGTTCAAAAGCTTTCCAATCTTGTCGTAATGCTTCTGACGGGATTCCGTAAGAAGCAGATCAGCAGCGTCCTCAAGAATCAGAAGCGACCTTTCTATTTTCTTGTTTTTTCTCGCGAGCGCTCTCGCTACAGGAGACGGATCATAGTCCTCGTCGTCGTAATCCCTTCTTCTGGACCCAATATCATAATAATAAGCCGGATCAGAAGCCAAACGCTCAGGATCAGTAACAATACAAAAATTAAATTTGTTTCTCCACGCCATCATAAGAGAACGAATAAAAAACGTTTTTCCCGTGCCAGCGGGTCCGGACAAAATGACGAGTCTTCCGTTTTCCCAAGGACGCTTTTCCCGAACAAGAACATCAAGTTTTTCTTTTATTCCAGTCGGGTAATTTTTGTTTATGGAATTCCACGTCGGGCACTTCAGAAATTCATTGAATTTGTTTACATCACCGTTAGCCATCATGTAACTAAAATACGCCCAGACGCCACCCCTGATCGTATTGTTGGTTTTAAAACCGCTGAACTTGCCCAGAAGTTCTTTAGCATAATCCTTGGCATTAAGATCTTTCGCGTAAAAATAAATAAAAACTCTTCCTTTTCC